TATGCACAGGCAACAGGGTACACCGCGATACCAAAAGCGGTTAAAAATCGGGTGTGGGAACGCGACGGCGGGCGCTGCGTGCTTTGCGGGAAAAGATACCACGCAGAACCGGACGCGCATATAGTCGCCCGTTCCCACGGCGGCATGGGCGTCGAACAGAATATCGTCACGCTTTGCGACACTTGCCACTACCGCTACGACAATACCGAAGAACGCCACGCACTACGCGGGCAGCTTGAACTCTACATAACCGACATATACCCCGATTGGAACGAGGAAAGTGTCACATATCACAAATACGACAGGAGGATCACATGAACAAAATTACCCTTATCGGAAACCTAACGGCTGATCCCGAACTGCGATCCACGCAAAGCGGAATCTCCGTATGTTCGTTCAACATTGCGGTGAACCGCCGCTTTGCGAACCAGGACGGCGACCGGCAAACCGACTTTTTCCGCATCAATACATGGAGAACGCTCGCGGAGAACTGCGCGAAATTCCTTGCGAAAGGTCGGAAGATCGCCGTCGTCGGCGAACTCCAGGCGCGCATTTATCACGCGCAAGACGGGTCGGCGCGGCTTTCGCTTGACGTTGCCGCCGACGAGATCGAGTTTTTGACGCCGAAAGAGCAGCCGAAGGCACCGGACAGCGCATCGGTGCAAAACGGCAAGCTCGTACCGGACACAAGCGACACGGACGGTTGGAAAGACATCAACACGGACGAACTGCCCTTTTGAGGTATCACAATGCCGAACAGACTGATTTATGAAAGCATAGGCACGTCGGAAAGCGTCGCGAAAATGTCGGATTTTCAGTTTCGGCTTTGGGTTGGGCTTATTGTAACGGCTGACGACTTCGGGAACGGGGACGCGCGTCCGGCGATCATAAAAGGGCGCGTCTTCCCGCTTCGGGATCGTGTAACGGTAAAGGACATTGAGACGGCACTCCACGGTTTGGCGGCGCTTGGCTGCGTTTCCCTCTACACGGTAGGCGGGAAGCCCTACTATTCGTTCCCGACTTGGGCTGACTATCAAAGAGTCCGAAACAAATTACACAAGGTTCCGGCACCGGACGAATCGGGTGCAATTTTGGCAGATTGCGGCGAGTTGCAGCAAGTCGCGGCAGATTGCTGCGAGTTGCCGCTTGAATACAATCCAAAACAATCCAAAACCGAATCCGAATCCAAAACCGAATCCGAATCCGAAAAGGGAGATCCCGCACCGGCGCGCGGCTTTGACGATTTCTACGCGGCATATCCTCGGAAGATTGACCGGAAAGAAGCGCAGCGGGCTTGGGATAAGATCAAACCGGACGCCGATATGGTCGACGCGATCCTTGCGGGCCTTGAAGAATGGAAGGCGTCGGAGGAGTGGAGCGACAAGAAATACATTCCACACCCGACGACATGGCTCAACCGGCGGCGTTGGGAATCGCACCCGATGAAGAAAGCCGGACGGCTCGGAAACCTTGAACGTCTGCACGAGGAGGAGGTGCGGCGCAATGAACCGACAGGAGGTTATTGAACTGTTCGGCGCGGTTGCCATGCTTTACCCGCGCGACCAGGCGTTCGTAAACGCCGACGGGCGTATGATCGACGTATGGTTATCTATGCTTTCCGACCTTCCGAAAAAGGCGGTTTCCGCTTCCCTGTCGCTTCACGCATCGAAAAGCGCATACCCGCCGAGCATTGCGGAACTACGGCGTGGCGTCGTCGAGCTGACGCAGCCGCAGAACACCGAGGAAAGCGCCGTCATGGCGTGGAACCGCGTATCGTACGCGATCCGCAACAGCGGGTACCGCGCGAGCGAGGAGTTTGCGAAGCTGCCTCCGATATGTCAACGCCTTGTCGGAAGCCCCGCGCAGCTCAAAGAATGGGGGCTTGCCGAGGACGTGACGGTGCTGTCGGTCGCACGGTCGCAATTCTTGAAGGCGTACGAAACCGAGCTGCAGCGCGAACGCGAAAGGGCGCAGTTGCCGGACACGATCCGAAAACTGATTGCGAACGCAAGCGCCGGAATGCTCACGGAGGGCGGTGCGGCAAATGAATAGGCGGGACATAACGAACCAGTACGGCGCGAAAGTGCCGACGGAGACGACCGCGATCCGGCATATCGAAACCGAGGAAAGCGCGCTCGTGATGGCTCGAAGGATTTACGGGATATTCGTCCGAACGTGCTGCCTCGCCGGTTTTCATTTGAACGCGGTCGAGATCGAAAAACACGGCTACAAATTCACCGAGGAGGACTTTGCGAAATGAACAAACAGACACAAGCGGAACGGGTGCTCGACTATATGCAGCGCTTCGGCAGCATCACACCGTTGGAGGCAATGCGCGACCTCGGCATTATGCGGCTTGCTTCGCGGATCACCGATTTACGGCGCGCCGGTTATGCCATCGTTCGGGAAATGGTCGAGGTTATCAACCGGTACGGTCAAAAGACGCGCGTCGCGCGGTATTCGCTTTCGGCAGAGGTGGCGGCATGAACAGCCGGAACAAAGGCAAGCGCGGGGAACTCGAACTTGCGCGGATTCTGCGGGAGCATGGCTACAACGGTGAGCGCGGGCAGCAATACCACGGCGGCGGCGATTCGCCGGACGTGCGCGGTCTTCCTGGTGTGCATATCGAATGCAAGCGCGTCGAACGGTTGGAGCTGACGAAAGCATACGAGCAGTCGTTCCGCGACGCGGCAGCCGGCGAGATCCCCGCCGTGTTCCACAAAAAGAACCGCGAGCCGTGGTTTGTGACCGTCTCGCTGGAGGACTTTTTGAAACTGTACGAAGGAGGCGCGCATGGAAGAATACATAACGATTGACGAGGCAATCGCCGCGAACGACCGCCTTTTCGGGATCATGTTTCTTGCGTTCGTTGCCTACGCGATATTGGTTTTTCTCGCGGTCACGCTTTACGAAAAGCGCAGAAACCGGATCGCGCTCGAAAACGCGGAGAACATGGAAAAAAATGTCGAGAAGCGCATTCGCAAGGAGTACGAAAAGAAGCAGAAAAGCACCTACACGTTTCGCCTGTGGGCCGAAACGAAAAGGAAACTGGACACGACCGAAAAGGAACTTGCTGAAACGGCAGCGGAGCGCGACGACTACAAAAAGCAGCTTGAGGACTTGAAACAGACCGCCGCAGCGTGTCCGGCGTATGGGACGGTCGGAAAGCGGGGGAACTTTGAGCCATGAAACGGAAAGAAACGCGGCGGCTCCTTCGGAAATGGGCGAGGGCTGACAGCGAAATCGTGACGCTGTATGACGTGATAAAGACCATTGTGGACGAAATCGACGCCGTCGGCGATCTTCACGCCCAAAACATCGACGGTATGCCGCACGCGCCAACGGTCGGAAGACCGACCGAACAAGCGGCAGTAAAGCGGATCACGCTTGCAGACCGGTACCGTGGCAGACTTGCCGAGGCGAACCGGCAGATAGAAGACCTCGAACGATTCAAGGACAAAATCGAAGGCGCCCTCTTGTGGACGTCGGCTGACGAGGAGTATGTCGTGCGCATGCGGTACAAAGGGCACATCGGCGATAAAAAGGACGAACCGAACCCGCTTTCGTTCTCAAAAATCGCCGAAAACATGAACTTGACGGAACGGCGGGTAAAGCAAATCGAGGCGTCGGCGGTTTCGATCATCGGCGACTATATAGAAAACAAATAAACAGGAGGATCACATGGAAGAAATCAAAATCATCATTGACAACCCCGAACAGGGCGTCGCAAATTATGAACCACTCAAAGCACGCGCAAGCGAACTCGCGGCGGTTTACGGAGGGCTCATTGTAGACCCGAACGCCATCAAAGACGCGAAAGCCGATTGCGCCATGCTGCGGAAGCTGGCAAAGACCGCGTCTGACTTGCGGATCAAGATTCAACGGGAACACGCGGCGAAAATCGCGACGGTCGTCGAGCAGCTTTCCGAGGTGTCCGGCATTTTCACGGACGCCGCCGCGAAGATCGACAGTCGGGTCAAGGCATACGACGAACAGCGGCGCGCCGCCCGCCGCGAGGAGATCAAGGCGATCTATGCCGAGGAAATCGGCGAGTTTGCCGAAATGATCCCGCTTGAAAAAATCGCCCGCCCGCAATGGGAAAACAAATCGACCACCGACAAAGCGATCCGCGACGACATTCAAACAATCGTTATCAACGCGCGGCAAGCTGTCGAAACAATCAAGGGTTTCGGATCGAAACACGAAAGCGCGATCCTGTCCGCGTACCTTGAACACATGAACATGATGGACGCGCTCGTGACAAAGAAGCGCCTCGAAGAAATGGACGCCGCTATGGAAAAGCGCGCCGCCGAGGAAGCCGCACGCAAAGAAGCCGCCGAAGCCGAGGAAAAGGCGAAAGCCGAAGCATGGCGGCAGAACACCGCGCCGGTGTTCGTCGGGCCGAGCGCGGAACCGATCACCGGAACGACGGAGCCGGAGCCGTGCTTTATCGGCGGTCTTTTCGAGGACGTGGAGGAAACCGGCGAGGTTTTCGACTTTACCTTCGCGGTGAAGGACGCCACGCAAACGCAGATTTCCGCGCTCGTCGCGTTCCTGGAAGACAACGGCTTCGCATATACGATGGAACTATGAACGTACGGAAAGCGTTTTGTTTCTTCGAGCAGTCGGGGACGTTCAAACGTGAGTTTGTGCGCCTGGGCGTCCCCGCCGAGGATTACGACATCCGCAACGACTTCGGAGAAACAGACCACGTCATAGACTTGTTTTCGGAGATTCGGGGGGGGTATTGCAACAATCCGTCGATTTTCGACGAGATCGGCGCAGACGACCTCGTTATCGCGTTTTTTCCGTGCGTACGGTTTGAAGATCAAATACAGCTGCATTTTGCCGGAAATCATTGCGCTATGAAGAATTGGAGCGACGAACGGAAAGCAGAAAACTCGCTGCGGCTGCATGAAGAACTTTCGACAATGTACGAACTATGGACAAAACTCTTTATCGTATGCCTCCGGCGCGGTATTCGCCTTATAGTTGAAAACCCAAACGGGAAAATGCACTATATGAAGCGGTACTTTCCGATCCGCGCGAAGATCACGGACGACGACAGGACTTTGAACGGCGACTATTACAAGAAACCGACGCAATACTGGTTTGTAAATTGCGAGCCGGAGCAGGGGTTCGTATTTGAGCCAATAGAGCCGACACAGCGGCGAAGCATCGAAGATCAAACGAACGTCGACGGTATCGACCGGCAAGTCATTCGGAGCATGATACACCCGCAATACGCAAACAGATTTATAAGGACATACATTTTAGGAGACGGCTATGCTTGACACAATCCACTACACACTCGGCGACTGCATCGACGGAATGAAACAATTTCCCGACGGGTTTTTCGACCTTGCAGTCGTCGACCCGCCATACGGGGACGCGGGGGGGGTATGGAGCGGCAAGGAAAGATTCGGAGGACGATTCGACCGGTACCGCTCGCCGGTACAACCGCTTCGGAACGTGGTTCGACCGGTACAAGAAAGTTTGTCCGGTTCAACAACAGCGGCAGACAGGAAAGATATACAATTTTGCGGGGGGGGGTACGACCTCACCCGAACCGGAGGAACTTGGGCGACAAAGTACGGTAAAAAAATCATTGCGTGGGACACGGCCCCAGGAAAAGAGTATTTCGACGAGCTTTTCCGTGTCTCACGCGACCAAATCATTTGGGGCGGCAATTACTTCGACCTCCCGCCGACGAGATGTTTCCTTGTATGGCGCAAGCTGTCCATTTCGGAAAACTTTTCTATGGCAATGTGCGAGTATGCCTGGACGTCGTTCAACGACAACGCAAAGTGGTTTGAATGCGCGCCGCAAGGCAGCGCGAACGACCAACGCATACACCCGACGCAGAAGCCCGTCCGGCTCTACGAGTGGCTTTTGGACAAATACGCGAAGCCAGGGTACAAAATCCTCGACACAATGGTCGGCAGCGGATCGTCCCTTATCGCGTGCGCGCGCATGGGCTTCGAGGCGTGGGGTTGGGAAATCGACGAGGACTATTACAGAATGTCAACAGAAAGGATAGAGCGCGAGACCGCGCAAGGTACGCTATTTTGAATCCATGCGAAAACTGCAAGCGCGCGAAGACGTGCCGAAAATGGTGCAATTTCAAACGCGACCAAATGAAACACGAACGGCGAAAAAAACCGCCGAAAATGCGAAAATTTCCCTTTACAACCCAAAATAACGTGGTATAATGATATTGTGCAAGAGGTGTCGAGAGGCACCTTTTGTCATGTGATCCGACGAGGACGCGGCTTTCCGACCGCGTCTTCGGTGTTTTTGGCGGCGTTAGGTCGGGTTTTTGCCCTCTTTCCCGAAACCGGCGTCGCCTACACATCGAACAGATCCAGCGACGCCTTCGGGCGCACCAGCGCGGGACTATCATAGAGGAATAGCACAACGGGAGTGCAAGCGGCTTTGACCCGCTTTACCGTGGATCGACACCACGTTCCTCTGCCATTTATCACAGACACGGAAGCGCGCAAGGAGGAAAGCGAGGAAAGGAAATGCCACGAGATACGAAAAGCGCGGATTGGAACGCCATCCGTGCGGAGTATATCGCCGGAGGCATTTCGACGCGGAAGCTTGCCGCAAAATACGGGGTAAACCCGAACGCCCTGCAAGCGAGGGCGCGGCGCGAAGCGTGGAGCAGCGAACGGACGGACGTCGCACGCAAGACGCACGCAGAACGCACGCAAAAAATTGCGTGCATGGTAGCGGAAGCGGAGGTAAAGGACGCCGTCGACGTCAACCGCGTAAAACAAAAGCTGCTGCGGATCGCGGAACTGTACGCGGATTCGACGCTTGTGCGCGCGGAAAACGGCGGGCTTATTGCCGCCGGTGTGTATAAAGACTTTGTCGCGTCCTTCGCGCGCTTGGCGACCATGTCGCCGACAGGAACGACGGAGGAGGACGAAAACGGGACGCTCGCGGCGGCATTGACCGAAGCCGTGAAATCCTCGGAGGTATGGAATGGCGAAGCGCAAGACGTTCCAGTTTAGTCCGTTTTCTGTCCGGCAAAAGCGCATCCTCACATGGTGGCACGACGACAGCCCCGTAAAGGACTACGACGGCATAATCGCGGACGGTTCAATCCGTTCCGGTAAAACCCTTCCGATGTCCGTTTCGTTCGTTCTATGGGCTATGGAACGGTTCAACGGCGAGGCGTTCGGTCTTTGCGGAAAGACGATCGGCGCTTTCCGGCGTAACGTGCTGCGGTACATGAAACAAACGCTGCCGCCGGAGGGGTACCGCCTCACGGAATACCGGAACGAAAACAAGGTCGTCGTCTCGTATGCCGGACGCGAAAACGAGTTTTACCTTTTCGGCGGTCGTGACGAGCGTTCGCAAGATCTCGTTCAAGGCGTAACGCTTGCCGGTGCGCTTTTCGACGAGGTCGCGCTTATGCCGGAATCATTTGTAAACCAGGTCGTCGGGCGCTGCTCGGTTGATGGCGCGAAGCTGTGGTTTAACTGCAACCCCGAATACCCCGCGCATTGGTTCCGGCAAGAGTGGATATTGAAGCACGACGAAAAGCGGCTTTTGTATCTGCATTTCACGATGGAGGACAACCTTTCACTTTCCGACCGAATCCGTGAACGCTATCGCTCGTATTATACGGGCGTTTTTTACAAGCGTTTCATTCTCGGACTATGGACGGCAGCGGAAGGCGTTATTTACCAGGACTTCGCCGACGATCCCGAACCGTTCATTTTGGACATTGCGCCGCACATCGTTTCGGCGTCTATCGGGATCGACTTCGGCGGCACAAAATCGGCGCACGCTTTCGTATGCGTCGGGTTCACGGCGGGCTATAAAAGCGTCGTCGTCCTCGACGAATACTACCACGACAACATGAAGGACGGGCGCCTATCACCGGCGCAGCTTGACGAGGCGTTCGTTTCGTTCGTGCGGGAGCAGAAAAGCAAATACCAAATAACGGGTATCTACTGCGACAGCGCCGAACAGACGCTTATACAAGGGTTCCAAATTGCGGCCCTTAAAGCGCATATCGGCGCGCCTATCTGCAATGCGATAAAGGGCGAAATAAACGAGCGCATTGCGTTCTACAATGCGATCATGTCACAAAAACGGTTCTTTGTGATGCGAAAATGCAAGGCGGTTATTGCCGCGCTGCAAGAGGCGGTTTACGCCGACGACCAAAAGGACAAACGGCTCGACAACGGCACGACGAACGTCGACAGCTTGGACGCGCTCGAATATTCCACGGAGCCGTGGCAAGATATTATTCTTTACAAGGGGTTATAAATGCGTAACGTCATTCGATATTTGGAATCCATCGGGTACAAGACTATTGATCCGCGCTATTATGACATGATCGCCATGTGGGGCAAGTGGTACGGCGGTCGGGTGCCGTCAATCCATAACTACATCCAGTACAACGGATTGACGAAAATCCGACGTTCCCGCAAGACGCTCGGCATGGCGAAAAAGGTGTGCGAAGATTGGGCGAACCTACTCTTAAACGAAAAGGTCGAAATCACCGCAGACAATGACGCCATAAACAAGGCGGTCGCCGCCGTGCTGAAAAAAAACCGTTTCGGCGTGTACGGGAACCAGCTCATAGAAAAGGCGTTTGCATTCGGTACCGGCGCATTTGTGGAGTACACCGACGGCGACGACATCGTGGTCGATTACATCGTCGCAAAGAGCATTTTCCCGCTTGCGTGGGACAACGGCGATATTACCGAATGCGCCTTTGCGAGCGAACGCAAGGTCGGCAAAGACCGGTATATTTACCTCAATATCCACAGGATCGGAGAAGACGGAAAATATATCGTCGAAAATCAGTATCTACGGGTAAGCAAGGGCGGCGGCTTGACACTTGTCGACTTGCCGGAAGGCATCGAACCGGAGGTAAAAACCGACTCGGAGATCCCGCGTTTCCAAATCCTCTACCCGAATATTGCAAACAATATCGACCTTGACGCGCCGCTCGGTCTTTCCATCTACGCAAACGCGCTCGACCAGCTCGAAACGTGCGACGTCCTGTTCGATTCGTTCTACAACGAATACAACCTCGGACGCAAGCGCATTATGGTACCGGTCACAATGGCGCAGCGCATAGTTAGCAAGGAAAGCGGCGAGCAAGTCCCGATTTTCGACGAAAACGACATCGTCTTTTATGCGTACGAAACAAAGGACGATTCCGCGAAGATCGACGAAATGAACGGCGAGCTGCGAACCGACGCCCATGTAAAAGGTATTTCGGCGGCGGTGAACTACGTCGGTTATAAATGCGGCTTCGGTGAGCATCGGTACCGTTTCGACGGCTCCGGCGTGAAGACCGCGACGGAAATCGTGTCCGAGGATTCCGATATGTTCCGATCCGTTCGCAAACACGAAGCGGTTATTCTGTCCGCAATCGACGGGCTATACAAGGCAATCGCGGATATGCTCGGCAGCACAACAGACTTTTCCGTTTCTATCGACTTCGACGATTCGATCATCGAAGATCACGCCGCAGAACAGGCACGCGACCGGCAAGACGTCCTCGACGGGCTTATGAGCAAGGTCGAATATCGCATGAAATACTACCACGAAACCGAAGCCGACGCAAAGGCAAAGCTGAAACAAATATCCGACCTTGACGCGCTGATGGAGTTTTAACGCATGATCCCATATGAATGGATCGACGAGATCCCCGACGCGCTTGTCGAAATGTATGCGGAAGCGGAAACGGCGATCCTTTGCGACATGGCAGACCGCATATCGCAGCTTGATTTCTACGGATCGGCGGTTCAATGGCAAGAAAGAATGCTCCAGGAGATGGGACTCACGCACGACCATATCGTCACAACGCTTTCCAAAATGACCGGCAAAACGACCGCCGAGCTGGAGGCGCTTATAGCGGAGGCGGGCGGTCAAGTGCTGCAGTCGAACGCTTTTCTCGCCGACCTCGGTTACAATCTGCAATCGGTCACGGCGTCGGAGGTTTGGAAAGCGCGCCTCGCCGAAGGGTTGAAAAAGACCGGCAAACTGTTCGAGAATTTGACGAGTACGACGGCTTCGGTCGGTGCAAGTCAATTCCGGCACGCTTGCGATATGGCGTATATGCAAGTCGAGACCGGCGCGTTTTCGCCAAACGAAGCGATTGCAAACGCCGTCCGGCGGCTTTCGCGTGAAGGTGTGCAGACCGTCGAATATCACGGCTCGACCGGAACGATCCGGCGCGACAACGTGGACGTCGCCGTGCGCCGCGCTGTCGTTACGGGTATCAATCAAACGACGGCGCGGCTGCAGCTTGCCATAAACGAGGAACTTGGTCTCGACCTTGTGGAGGTTTCCGCGCACGAAGGCGCGCGACCGGAGCACGCCGTTTGGCAAGGCGGCATTTACTCGCTTTCCGGCACGTCGAAGAAATACCCCGACTTTCGCAAATCGACCGGCTACGGAACCGGCGCGGGGCTTTGCGGGTGGAATTGCCGCCACACCTTCGCGCCGTATGTCGACGGATCGCCGCGCGTATGGTCGAAAGACGAACTCGACCGGCTGAACAACCGAACCGTTACATATAACGGCGAAGAAATGTCCTACTACGACGCCACGCAAAAGCAAAGGTACATCGAACGGAATATCCGGCGTTGGAAACGCGAGGTCATGGCGTGCGATTCTGCGGGCGTGCCGACCGGTCGAGCTGCGGAACGGCTGTCGTATTGGAACCGCGTACAAAACGACTTTGTGGAACAAACGGGTTTCAAGAAACAGTTTGACAGAATTTCGGTCGCCGGATATAATAGGAGCGTGAGCAGCGCAGCCACGAACGCGGCAAAGGCGCAAAGGATCGTGGACGCGGCGAAAAAGAAATCCGGCATCCGTGGAACGGTGCGGGCGATCACAAAGAAGGTGAGCGCCGACGGGCTTTTGTTCGACCATACTCACATCAACGTCGAACGCGGTCACGACGTCAAGGAAGCGGAAGCGCGTTCCTACATCGAAAACGCGGTTGCCGTCATATTCCGAACGAAAAACGGCGTAAAATACGCAAATTACTTTTCGCCGTATGGCGCCGCCTATGTGGACATCGACGGAAAGGCGATCCGCACCGCGTTCAAGCGAGAACAGTACGACGAAAAAACGATTGCGTTTTTACAAGAGGTCATAAATGGATGGAGTAAATAACAGCGTGAATACCGTGTTTTGCCCGCTCGTGGATTCAATGATCGACGCGGTCGATTGCGCGGTCAACCAGGACGTTTCCGAAAGAATGCTGAAACCGAGCGCCACGAACGAACGCTATCTTGTAAAAGACGATTGGCGCGATATATGCCTATCGTGTAAGAACCACGCAGAATAAAGGCACCTGGAAAGGTGCTTTTTTCATACACCGAAATCCATCAAAATGCGGCGGGTTCCCATGACCGCCGCGCCTCCTTCAAAAAGGGAGCGGACGCCCATCCGCTCCCTTTTCTATGCACAAATCCCTTTTCGGGTTTGGAATATGCCGACGGGCTATAAACGGTGCCGACGGGCAAAAAACGGAATCCACAGCCGACGGGCTATAAACGGAGGTATTTATGGCAGACACAGGAACACAGACGGGCGCACCCGCAGCCACGCAGCAGCAGAGCGCACCCGCACCGGTAGACGTCGGGCAGCTTGCAAACTCGCTCCTCGACGCACTCGACAACAGGAACCGCCGCACCGAAAACGGTGTCGTGCGATCCTACGCGCAGCAATACGGAATGACGGAAGCCGAGGTTTCCGAGATCCTTGCGAAAGCGCGAAACGAACGGAACTCGAAGCCGACCGAAGCGCAGCAAGCGCAAATCGACGCGGCGCTCGGTAAGGCAAACGAGCGACTTGTGGCTGCCGAAGTGAAGGCAGTCGGGGCAACGCTGGACTGCTCGACACAGACGTCGCCCTCGCGCTGATCGACCGGAAGAAGATCACCGTAAAGGACGACGGGAGCGTCGAAGGCGTAAAAGACGCCCTCGAATCGCTCAAAGCATCGAAATCGTATCTTTTCGGCGCAAAAACCGAAACCCCGAAAAAGACGGGAATGCGCCAAACGCAGGGCAGCACGACCGGCGGCAAAACGACCGACAGCGTGAACGACGCCTTGCGTTCTTTGTTCGGAAGAAAGGAATAAAACAAAATGCCTAATGCAACCATGATTTCCCGCAGTGATGCGGAAGCCCTTATCCAGGAGCATCTTTACGGCGAATTGGTGGAATCTCCTATCGAAGATTCTATCGTTATGCGCCTCGCTCGTCGTCTGCCTGATATGCCGACCGGCAAGGCAAAGATGCCCGTCCTCGACCTTCTCCCGCTCGCGTATTTCGTGAACGGCGACAACGGTCAAAAGCAGACCTCCAAAGCCGCATGGGACGGCGTTTTCCTCAATGCGGAGGAGATCGCCGTTATCGTGCCGATCCCGGAAGCCGTCCTCGAAGACACGAACGTCGACATTATGGATGACGTCACGAAGCGCGTCCGCGCTGCTATCGGCGCGGAGTTTGACGGCGCTGTCCTGTTCGGCAAGGATCGTCCGGCGAACTGGCCGCTCGGCGTTGTGCCTATCGCACGCAACGCCGGAAACAATGTTGCCCCGTCCTCCCCGCTGACCTATGACAACCTCCTCGGCACCGGCGGCGTTATCGCAAAGGTCGAGGCGGGCGGCTTCGCAATCGACGGCGGCATTTCCTCTATGGGAATGCGCGCACAGCTTCGCGGCATCAAAGACGACAACGGCAACCCGATTTTCAAGACCGATATGCAGGGCGCCACTCCGTACGCGCTCGACGGCGCACCTCTGCATTTCCCGAAAAACGGCTCCTTCGATACCGCGATCGCGCAGCTCGTCGTCGGCGACTGGTCGCAGCTCGTATGGGCAATGCGGAAGGACATCTCCGTTAAGATTCTCGACCAGGCGGTTATTCAGAATCCGGACGGTTCTATCGCGTACAACCTTGCGCAAAACGACATGATCGCGCTCCGCGTGTTCATCCGTTGCGCTTGGGCGCTGCCGAACCCCGTGTCTCCGCTTAACCCCGACCGCGTCCTCGTTCCGTTCGCGTACCTCGAACCGGCGTCCGCACAGACGACCTATACGCTGACCTTTACCGTCCAGGACGGCAGCAGCAACGCAATCGAAGGCGCGCGGATCGAAATCGGCGGCTCGAAGCTGAAAACGAACGCGTCCGGTCAAGCCGTGTTCAAGCTGACGAACGGCACCTATACCTATAAGGTCAGCAAGGACGGCAAGACCTCCGAGGGTACGAAGACGATCTCGTCCAGCAATACCACGCAGAGCGTGACGCTCGCATAAAGCCATGATCGAAGCGGACTACAATTTCTACAACACGACATACGGCGGCAGCGCGCCGGAGGAGGTTTTTAACCGGTTCAAAAAGCGCGCGTGTTTCGAGGTCGAAAATCTCACGTTCGGGCGCGCGAACAGCGTCACCGACGAGGACACCGTCGAACGTGTCAAGATGGCAGAATGCGCCGTCGTCGACGAGCTGACGCGCACCGAAAACGGCGTGATTGTGTCCGCATCGAACGACGGCTATTCCGAGACGTACCAAACAAACCGCACCGCAAAGCAGCGCCTCCGTGACGCTGCCTTGCGGTATCTTGCCTTAACGGGGCTTATGTATCAAGGAGGGTTCCGGCGGTGTTAGCGTGCAACAAAACCTTGACGCTCGTGCATCATGTAAAGAGCGTCGACGGTGATACCTACGAATGCCACACGATAAGGAACTGTTCGTGGTTCTCGAAGCTGCGGACAAATCTCACGGATCGCGGGGCTACAATGGAGCGCTACACATACGTCCGGTTTCCTTCCCTTCCGTCCGGTGCGGTTCTATGCAAGGGCGATTTCTTTGTAAATGGCGTTGTGAGCGCCGTTTCTCGCCCTTCCGACCTTGCCGGTATGGAATACATGACCGTCCTCGATATTTCGGATAATTCGCGCGGAGGCGGCGTCCTATTGCCACATTGGAGCGTGATCGGTCAATGAAGATCGAAGTAAAGCGTATCGAATGCAACCCCGACAAGATCGCTGCAAATCGCGATTTTCGCGGAGCTGAAAAATATATGGCGGCGCGGTTCAAAGCGTACTGCGATCCGTATGTACCGTTTCGCAGCGGACACTTGAAAAACACCGCATTCGTCGGTACAAACTACGTTCGGTACCTTGGCCCGTATGCACAGTTTCAATATGGCGGCGTCGTTATGGTCGGCGTTATGACGCATTCGCCCTGGGCGCGCCGAGGCGAACCGAAGCGCGTCACAGGGAAACCGTTATCGTATTCCGGCGGCGGTCAACGCGGCCCGAATTGGGACAAACGCATGAAGGAACAGCGCGGCGACGAATTACGGCAAGATGTAGCGAACTTTCTCAAAGCAAAATCGAAGAAATGAGGTAAACCTATGAGCAATTTGTCCGAACTGAAAGGCATTTTGACCACGCTCGGCGGCACCCCCGCAGCATCCGACACGATTGCCGCGACGATTGCGAAAATCAAAGCAGCGATCACGGCGCACGGCGGTCTCGGTAACGTGCTTCCGTCAACGTCGGCGTCCGACAACGGCAAGAAGGTTCTCGGCGTTTCCAGCGGCAAGTGGGCGAAGGTCGATATTCCGACCGGCGTTCCGGCATTTACCGCAGCGCAAAACGGGAAGATTCTCGGCGTTGTGGACGGCGCGCTCGCGTGGGTTGATAAGACCTAAAAGGAGCGTAAGGCGTGAAACTGATTGACTATATTCGATCCTTGCTTCGGACGTGTCCGCTTTTGGAAAACGAGCGCATAAACGTCGATTTCCTCGACGCAGAAAACGGTTCGTATTCCGTGAATACGTCCCCTGCGGCGCCGATTGTAAAGCGGTTCATTGACGGGAGCAGCATCCGGCAGTACGTTTTCACGTTTTCAAGCGCGGAACTGTACGGCGAGGAGATCCGTCAAAACCTCGAAAACGCTGGGTTTTGGGAGGATTTCACGGAATGGATCGAATCGGTCGACCTTCCGCATACGCTCGAAACCGGTCAAGAGCCGCAGAAAATCGAAGTGCTATCCTCCGGCTATGCCTTTATGACAGACGCCGACAGCGCTCGGTACCAAATCGAGTGCAGACTACTTTACAAGCAGAAAGGAAGATGAATAAATGCTTATTTTGAGAGCAGACCAGGCGGCGTACATGAATACGGGTACCGCGCAGGCCCCCGTATGGTCGCGCATCGGCGACGGCTTTACGTCCTTCCCCGAATCGAAGAACGCAAAGGAATATACCCGCCAGTATATCCACATGAAGCAAGAGAAAACCGACGTCGTCGGCTACGCGCCGAGTATCGCCTATTCGTGCGACGTTTACGACGACGATCCGTGCTGCACGAAGATCGTCACGATCACGGACAGCGAAGCCGTCGGCGCTGACGCGGAGGTCGAGATCGTGATCGTTGATCTCTACAAGGTGACCGGCACCGACGCGGCCGCGACGTGTCCGGCGCGCAAGCGCACCTATGTCGTCGTACCGGATCAAATCGCGGACGGCGTCGAAGCACTCGTCTACACCGGCACCCTCAAAGCAGCGACCGAGAACGTCGTCGGCACGTTCAAGCCGTCCGACAATACGTTCACGGCGACCGCCGAATAAAACGTAACAGGAGGAGACCGTTATGTTTGAATATGTGTATAAGGACGTCACGTTCCCGCTCGACATGACCGACGTCGAAACGGCAGAGCGGTACGAAGAAGCCGCCGAGCGCCTTATGAAGAAAGGCGAATCGGCACCGAAGGACGGAAAGCAAAGCGCAATTCTCCGGTATCTTTGCGAAGCGTACGACGCCTTTTTCGACGGCGTGTTCGGTGAAGGCGCTGCCGCAAAACTTTTCGGCGGGCGGCTTTCCGTGTCCGAGAAAGAGGACGCATACATGGCGCTCCTCGACTGCGTGAACGCGCAGCGCGAAGCACGCAACGAAAAGCGCAACCGGTATCTGCCTAACCGCGCACAGCGCCGCGCAAAAGGATGAATATGCTGATAGACGCGCTCCCGTCATGCGTCCGTGTGGCGGGTGCGCTTCATCCTATCCGCACCGATTTCCGTATATATATCATGTTTGAGCAGCTTCTTTCGGACGACGAGCTGGGAAAAGACGAGCGCATCGAAAGTGCGGTCGAGCTATGCTACGAACACCCCGAAGCGCTGCCGGATGATATAGACGAAATCGTAAACGCGCTTTTGTGGTTTTACCGCTGCGGGAAGCCGGAAGACAAGCGGCTTTTGAAACGTGCCGAGAAACGCCGCGAGGCGCAACAGGAGGCACAGCGCATATACGACTACGACCAGGACGCCGAGTACATCTATGCGGCGTTCCTCGAACAGTACGGCGTCGACCTATGCGATATTGACGGGCTGCATTGGTGGAAATTTCACGCAATGCTGCACGCGCTCCGCGAGGATTGCCTATTCGTCAAAATTATGGGTTATCGGTCGGTAAACCTATCGAAGATCACCGACAAAAAAGAGCGTAACCGGATCGCGCAGCAACAGGCGCTTTACAAGCTACGGAACGGGAAAAGCGAGGAAGAAAAGGCGGCGTTGCTATATGATCCCTATACCGCCTATTGAGCGAAAATGGTTTTGTTGCCCGCATTGCGGACAGCGTCTTTTACTCTACGACAATACCGCGTCTTGCAAAGGGTTCTATATCCGGTGCAAGAAATGCGGAAAGGAAATCGAGATTTCACATAATCCGGCAAATAATAAGTGAGCCATTGAGCCGTTATTTCCGAACTATTGAAAAATAGCCAGGAAAGGACGGCTCTATTTTTATGGCAAATGACGGTTCTGTCGTTTTCGGTACCGAGGTAGACGAAAGCGGTCTCAAAAAAGGACTGAAAAATATCGCGGGCCTTGCCGGAAACGGTCTTGCGGCGCTCGGAAGCGTGACCGGCGCTGCGCTCGCCGCCACGACGACGGGGCTTGTCGCGCTCGGCAAAGCGTCGATTGAAACGACGTCGCAGTTTGACACGTCCATGTCGCAGATCGCGGCAACGCTCGGTATCACGTCCGAGGACATTGCGAACAACGTCAACGGCGCGGGAGATACGTTCGATTCGCTGCGCGCAAAAGCCCTCGAAATGGGGAGCGCGACGAACTTTACCGCACAGCAAGCCGCCGACGGCTTGAACATTCTCGCTATGTCCGGATATGACGCGAAAACGTCAATCGGCATGATCGAGGACGTTTTGCACCTTGCCGCTGCTGGTTCTATGGACTTATCGACCGCTGCGGGATTCGTGTCCGGCAGCATGAAGGGCTTTGCGGACAACACGAAATCGGCGCAGTATTACGCCGACCTCATGGCAAAGGGCGCAACGCTCGCAAATACAAACGTATCGCAGCTCGGCGACGCGCTTTCCGGTGCGGCTGCAGTCGCGTCTTCCTACGGTCAAAGCGCGGACAGTACAACGATTGCTTTGCTACGTCTTGCAGAGCAGGGAGTCGTCGGATCGGCGGCAAGTACGGAACTCGCCGCCGCCATGAAGAACCTATACGCGCCGACGAACCAGGCAGCCGACGCCTTGAAGGAGGTCGGCGTTTCGGCGTTCGATGAAAAGGGAAATTTCCGCGATTTCAATACCGTTGTAAACGAACTGTACGACTCCTTGAACGCGCTCGGCGCCGACGGCTTGCCGAAATACACCGACGCGCAAAAGACCGCAATCGCGCAAACGATTTTCGGGATTCAAGGGTTCAACGCCTACAACCAAATGATTGTCACGTCGACCGAGAAACAGGAAGAATGGGCGGCGGCGCTCGCGGATTCCACCGGCGAGGCGTCGAAACAGTACGCCACCATGACGGACAACCTCCAGGGCGACCTCGACATTTTGGGTTCCGCGTTTGACGGCTTGAAAATCGCCATCGGCGACGAACTTATGCCTACCATGCGCGAGTTTGTGCAATTCGGTTCCGACGGTCTTGCACGGCTCACACAGGCGTTTAATGTCGGCGGTATCGAGGGCGCGTTCTCCGAACTCGGTACAATTCTTTCGGAAGCCCTCGTAAAGCTGACGGGATTTTTGCCGAAAGCAATAGAAATCGGCGGCAGACTGCTTTCTTCGATTCTGCAAGGCATTTCGGATCACGCCGGAGAAATCATGTCGACGGCGGTCGAGGTCGTTACGGAACTCGTGCAAGC